CAAGTTCGGTTGTCGCGTCTGTTAACACCTCTTCGGACTGCGTTTTGATTGATGCTAAGGCCGTTGCGTTAAACGTTACGCTTTCATCACTCTTAGGGACTTTTGCAAGTTCGGAAACAGTAGCTATGAGAGGAGTATAGCCCTCGACATATGTGCGCAAGATTTTTAGCGGAATTATCGCATCTGTTGTTGTGCTTGTCATTTTCACCACAATAAGATCGCCGTTCATTTCTGCGGCGGTAAGGTCAAGAGTATACACACCTGTTGTGCCTATTTCAGTCAACTCGTTTGCTGTGTCGGCAAAACTTCCTTTGTCAATGGAAATTTCTGAATCAAGACCTGCTGCCCCAGTGACATAAGAATCGCCCCATGCAGTATCAAATACAGGAGTGACCAGGGTATAAGCTGTGTTCTTTTTGAGAAGATTGGCTAAGCCCCCGGCTATTCCTATCGGTTGCCCGATTTCTTCACTACCAAACGAAATAAGGCCGTCTGATTGATTCTCTGACATTGTGGCCAGCCATGCAGCGGATCGTAATGAATCTGATATCCGCAGTTCATCGATAGACCCAGTTAAAAAGACTGGCGACGAATAGCCGTGACTTTGCCCCACCCACAATGGTGTATTCGGACTTATTGCCGCCGCGGAGTCAGCCGATATATCAACAGGAGTTCCGGGAACACCGTTAGCGTATAAGGTTGCATATCCATCTCTATCTACTGTTAAAGCAAATTTATTAAGTTCTGTTGTGGTTACTAACGGGCTATTCACTGTGTATATTACCGCACTCGGTGTTTTTATTGTTGCAAATACCCTGTCTGTAGCGAATCTTATAGTGATAACAGCCGAAGCACTATCTATTCCAAACAGAACGGCACCATACGCATAGCCTGTGCTTTTTGCAATAACCTCTATCGTGAAATCATCTGTACCCATATTAAAAGAAGTGGCTCCGCCTATTTGTATGTAGTCATCTACGCCATCGAATGTTTGACCTTTTGAAATTAATCCAGCCGCTTCTATCGGTTCGTTTGCGCCTAACTTTACTCCATTGTGAGTGTTTGCCGTTGAGTCGGTTATTGTTGATGTTGTAGCGTCATTCATGTGATGAACAGTCATATTACTGCTATCCCACACGTTCTGAGATATTGCATCGCCCGTGTCGCCGACATGCAAGGTATTGTCCCCGTGTGTACCATCGTAATACAAATATAATACCGTGTCTGCGCTTGCGCCCACTGAAGCCTTTACCCACAACCACGCTTTTTCGTTTACATCGTCCCATTCTTCAATTTCAACATAAAGCTCCGTTACTCCGTCGCTTGATGTGACTGCAATTTTCTTTCTGTTGGCGTCACTCGTCAGTTCGTCAAAAACACAAGACAGATCCGCTGTATTGTCGCCGGACGACGCGCTGATATATACCATTACTGGAAAGTCGGTTAATGCCGCCGATACATCGCCATGATCGAGAGTCAGTTTCACCCTCTTTTTCCATCCTGACAACCATACCATTTTAAACCCCTGTCTATTTATTGAACGGTGATTTTGCGCATACTACCCAATTGCGCTGCAATATCTATTTTCTTATTTTGGAGAGTAATGCGCCTCCGGCTAAATACTTCTGCTGCCACTGTTCTTTCGGCGTCTAGCTTCTCCAGTGCGGCGGTTGTGGCTTCGATTTTTGACATCAGGTCAGCCATTTTTAATTTATCATCGTCAGACAATTTCGAAAATTTTACATCTGTTTTCATAATGTCACCTTTTGTTATGTTCAACAATATGGTTTAAAATAATGGAAGGGCAATAAAGCCCCCCCCCATTATTAAGTGTATTGATTCTTATGTTGCGGCAATAGTGTGTTGCTGATTGATAAGCATTACAGTCTTTAATGCTGGCGTCGCATCTGTCATAGCGTCAACAGCAAGTGCGGCTGATGCTGCGGTTCTTGCTGCCCCGTCTTTCGTGAATGCTGTTTCTGTGGTAAGCACTTCAAGAAAATTTCCGGCGGCGACATCGGTTGTGCCATCGACAAGAGCCTCGCATAGTCCGCCCACCTGAGCCCAGAACAATATTGCGGTTGTAACTCCTGCTACACATACGGCTGTTGTTACAGGGAAAGCGGTTGTTACTGCGGCCAACTGAATAACCTCGGAACCAGCTGTATTTTTGAATGACAATGTGAATACTTGCCCTCTCAAGATAGCTGCCGCTCCGTTGTTGAAAACAGCGACATACTGCTTGCCGTCCGCCTCGAAAGTTTCACCTGCATATGTGGGATCAGGAAGGCCCCACCCATCCGAGGAGTCTTTGTTGATATACAACCTCGGCTCTGCCACATCAATAAACAATGATCCGATAGGCGCGGTTACTTCTCCATCAGGAGAACCGGAACCAGCTCCGATTTTAACGCCGAGTAAATCAGTCATTGAAACTTCTTCCGTGGTTTCCTGAAAGACATTGGAAAGGCCGCCTTTATTGGCTTTTGTTTGTGTTGGTGCGCTCATGATTAAATTACTCCCTCACTTTGTATGGTTATGCTCGGTTAGGATGCGTATGCTTTAGGCGAATACACGTTTGTTATGACCGCCTGCGCCGCCCTGTTGCTCGTTACGAGATTGCCATACGTGATAACTTTCGCGCTCTTTGAGTTCTGGTTAGCCGCTTCGATAAAGCTACCAGCGGAAAATTTAGCCCGTGAATTGAAGAACATATACAGATAATTCAGATTGAGAAAATACATTCTCCCGTTGTCGTCTTCATCGTCTGCGCTTCTGGCTGTGGTGTAAGTGCCTTGGACTGCCGCCATATCATCATCGGCGATAATCGGGATTCCTCTGTAGTCGATTGCCGAGAAACCCATGCTTGCGATTTTGTCAGTCATTTTTGAGCCTGTACGCTTTGGATCAAGAATAGATTCAATCATATCCCACACATACTGAGTTACGATGATAAGATCCGGTTTTTCTCCGCTTTGATATTTTGCGGATGCGATTCCTCGCTGTAGCAGTTTGATGATGTAACTTGCATTTGTTGACGTGATCATATGCGATTCCGTCAATGCCGTTCCGTTGCCGAGGGATGCGTCATTTTCTGCATCGAGTACCTTGGATTTCCACCATGAAGGAGTATTACCAGTTAAAGGAATGCCTCCCACTGCTTCGGTTGTATGATTCCATACCAGATCATCAAGTACATTCCACTCTTTTGACGCTCTGAGAGCTTTCGGTTTCCATAATTGCGCGGCGAAAGTGGATTCTATGGATTTCTGCAAGTTCTTCATTTTGGCAGTGATAAGATTTACAAGAGCGCGATCACTGTTAGTAATGAGTTCCTCTTCTTTCGAGATTGTAAGCGATCCGGTTAACATTTTCGGCACATATTCTGCTGCGGTGAAAGGGTCAACAGGAGCGAGACTTATGATCTCGTAAGGGTCGGTATATTGCACGTTTCCGCTTTCTGCGTACTCAAGCGGCACAACGATTTTGCGGTCGTTGTAGGTTTTTGATTTTTCCTTGAGTTTCATTGTGAGATAATGGTTTTTCTTGAAAATCAAGTCGAACAATGTAGGCATGAATTTCTTTTGAATCAATGCTTGCACACTTGTATAATTAAGTGTCATTGTCTGTACTCCTTTTAGCTAAAGAAGGTCATCCCTTTTATGGGGATGTCTTCATAGCTGGTTATTTTCTGATTGTCTTTTATGCTTGTCGCGCCGCGCCCCTTTGGAGGGACTTTTGGCGGTACTGGTTTATGCGTTCCGTCTGCTTTTTTCTTCTGGTTCTCATAATCAAGCAACTTGTGAGCATCTTCGAGAGTCAATGCCTGTCCGGTTTCATCAAACTTTTTTACTGCGTAATTGACAACTGCATCAATTTGAGTTTTGTCAAGTTTGAATTTCTCAGTCAGTGCAGAGACTTCCACCTGTAAAGCCTTGTCAGCTTCAAGACCTGCGTACTTAGTGTTTGCCTCTTCGAGCTTCGCCTTTGCTTCCTCAAGCTCTGTTAAGAATGGGCTTTTGACACTATCAGCATCGAGAGAAAAGGCCGATTCTATTGTATCGGCGTAATCGTCTCCAAAATCATCTTGAAGTGCGGTTTTTACATCTGCCAGCAATTCCTCATTGCCTTTTAGCTTTTTAATAACTTTAAGAATGGGTTCAAGTGCCTTTCTGGATTCGGCTACTGTTTGAGCTTTTTCCGTATTGCTCTTTTGCCATTCTGTGCGGTTCTTTGAATCTTCAAGAGCTTTCAATATATCAGCTTCCTTATACGTTGTTTCGCCAATTGTATATTCATTGCTCTCTGGCAAGACCGGATCGCCTGTTACATCTGGCGTTGTAGCCTTTGGCAAGACCGGATCACCTATTACATCATTTTCTGATTCCAGTTGCTCGTCATCAGTAATTAAGCCGCCGATTTCAGAGTCTGGAATTTCCATTGTATCAAAACTTTCTACCGTTGCATCGTTACCATCTACCATTATACTACCCTCTCAGTTGGTCACTGCGTGACACTGTTAGTTGTGTTGCCTTTTGCATCATTAATTGTATTATCGTCATTATCATCGAGGAATCCAAGAACTATTCTTTCTTGCGACTCTTCTGGAAGTGCGGCAAATTCTTTTGTAGTGAGGAATTCAGGAAATTGTTTTATGATCATGAATGCCTGTTCCTCTTCCCTGCTTCCACTCCATGTTTCCGGTGAATCAAGAGCTTTGTCAATAAGTTTTTCCAGCTCCTTGTATGCTTCGTTTAACTGCTCTTGCCTCTCAATTATGGCCTTAGTGCCCTGTCGCTCATTGTAATCATCGATAAGCCCTTGCTTGTCTGGCTCGGACATTGCCATGATCGTCGACTCGATTCCATAAATACCTTCTCTGAACAGCTCAATTGCTCTTTGTTCTGTCGCTGCCCTGCCAGTGGGAAGACGTAGGCCGGAAACTATTTCAATATCAAACACGCTTTGCTCTATCGTCTGGCTTGTACCCTCGTCAAAGTCTGTATCTCCTTGTTTCTTGCCCTGGTTGTCATAAACACCGATAGGGTCATAGTCGATAAATTCAGTTCCGCCCTTGTCGTCAATGCTCCTGAACTGTATGGTTTCCTTGTCGTATTTCTGAAGTATCCACACAATGAAACCGCCAACATCTTCGACAAACGGGTTTATTTCCTTGGTGATTTTATACCTTACTCGCGCCTGTGCCGCTTCCTGCAGTGCGATGATCGCGGATGCCGCAGTAACTCCACTCGGATTTTTCCCCTCTATAACGTCATGTACGCCCGTCACAATGTCGGTCAATTTAAGAAGAAGGTCTATGAAAGTAAAAGTGTATGCCGGAATATTCGGGGGGATATCCCACGTTATATCATTAGGCCTGTCTACAATCACCTCTTCACCTGCTACTCCCTGAATCTTCTTTACAAGGGTAGCCCATAAACTCCTTGTGATTTTCCGGATAGGGTTTCCGGCTTTCTTGATATTGTCGGCAATGGAGGACATGACTTCATTCAAAGCCTTGACCTGCGATCTGATTAATTCTGTTTCGCCAATTCCAAAAAGCGTATGTGCTGTTTTGTAATTGCCAATCATGAAATAAGGCATATTCGCTTTTTCGTCTTTCTCTGTCAATCCATAAAGCGGGCCGTCCTCTATCATCACCCCATTAGACCAGATAGTTACGCGGCCATTCGGGTATTGTGCTACATCATCATCCATGTAATAACACTCTTTGACCAGTGCCGCATTACTTTTTGTATCCCCATCATCCCCTGATTCTGTTAGCTGGAAAGACCTATATTCATCGAGGTATCCTTCCGGCCCCACGTGTATATCATACATCGATTCTATTTCTTCCACGTTCATCGGTGTTGCAAAAATTTGATAACGGGAATGTTTCCGTATGTCTAAGCCTGTTGAGGACGGAGCAGGGAACCATGTAAACGGATCCACCGCTGTCAAATTGATTCGCGTGATATTGTTATCGTCATCGGTTTCCGGTTCTGCCGAAACAATGCCATTTGAATAAATCAAAGAGTCCTTTATTACATCAAGCATATTGCTCTTAAACTTGGATTTCTTGTTGATCTGATTCTTTCGCTTCTGCATCATATCAGCGAAATGTATGTCGTTTTTCTGTGAAGGCATGATATCATACTCAGGTAGGTAGTCGGCTATAATCGGCATCTGTGTTTCAATGACAGCAAGCGCAAGATTGAATTTCATCTTTGTAGCTTGTGGCGGCCCTGACACCGGAATGTCATTTCTATACAGTAATTCGTTTTTTCTCCACCTGTCGCGCTGCGCTTCCATGCTCTGCTTAGATTCCTCAAACCATGTTTGACACTTGCCTATTTGCTCCTGATCGCCTGATGTATCACGCGGCGTGTTTGTCTCTTTGTTTTCTTCGGCCATTTTAATAGTTATCCCAATTGTAGCCATCATCATAAGATGTTGTTATTTCCTGTATTATCTTTTGTGTTGGCGTCAACATTTTAGGTGTGATAGATGCGTTATATGTGTGCATTATGCAGTATCTAATCGCGTCCGCAATGTGATCATCTCCATGCGTTTCCACGTCCTCAACTCTGTGCTCGTCATGTACCAGTGACGGGAGCGTTCTGATAGTCTCAACGCAATTATCGAAAACATAATATCTTGGCTTAATGTTTGCATCATAATACAGTAATTCCTTGAAACTCATCCATCCGTTAATACGGTCGTTATTTGCTTTCTCACAATACAAACCTTGTGCGTGAAGACTGTCATAAATCGTTTTTGTTGTTGACTGCTCTTTGTCCGCACCTGTGCCATATTGAGACTTGGCCCATATGCTCGGATCGGCAAGCGTTGTGTCAATGGTTTCGTCTCGTCCGGTCATCCTCATCACTGATTGTGCCATGATTGCAGGTGTGAATTTTGTCTTATAATACTCCCTATACTGGTAGTGATTGCCCTGTGGGTCTACTGCGATCCAGACAACAGCAGCAGGGGCGGCATATCCCCAGTCTAAACCGCGAAAAAGACGCCAATTGCTTGGAATCTTGAAAGGCTTCACCACATGATGCGCAGGTGACCACGTATCAAAATACTGTCCTGAGAATGTATCCCAAGAACCGTATCGCCATGCATCGCGTAGCTTTTCATCTTTGAGTGATTCAAGATATTTGACATATCCAGGGTCAGCAGTCATCAATGTCGGATTGTCGTCAATCTTGGACGGTATAAAAATACGTGTGCGTTCTGATATCGGGTCACGATACGTCTTATTTCTCGCTACATCTACAAATCGACTTTTAACCCACACATGACCAGCACCGCCAGGATTCGTTGTTGCGAAAATTTGAGATGGTAGGCCGGGAACTGTTGAACGTGCTGATGAAAGAAGTTTTTCATAATTACCTTCACTCGGTATCTGCGTCAATTCCTCAATAAGAATTTTCTGGTATTCATGACCTTGATATTTTGTATAGGCGCTTTCGTCTTTCAGGTGTCCGGTTCGGATAAATGCACCGGAAGGAAACTTAATAATTGGCGGATTCCCTACAATATTTCCGCCTGTTATTTTGCATATTTCTCGCGCTCTTGCGATCCAGTCACTAAGGTCATCACTGTTTTTACGAATAACAAGCCCGTTATAACGCGAATTGTAAATATATTCCGGTTCATGAATCCACATCAATCCAGCCCATGTTTTGCCACCTCCACGGGCTCCGCCGTAAAGGATTTCAAACTCCCTGCGCTGTAGCGCGTGAGTCTGTGGCCCCGCGTGTGGCGTGTAATCCATCAATCGCCACCATCAACAGGCGCACCCTCTGGAACTTTCGCAGGAAGACGGAGGACACCGGGGTTTTCAGTGGTTTCTATCGTGGCCTCCACGGCCTTCAAATCTGGATACAATTTCCGCATGAGCGCGACTAAAACGGCCGGATTATCAAATGACTCCCTCACCACATGTACGAGTAATTTAACTCCCTTTTCCTTCTCCACCTTTGTAATCGCAGAAAGAAGCTCATCCATCCTCGTAATTTTGCCCTTGGTTTTGCCTGCCGGATTGCCTGATTTCCCCTTAACCCAATTCGGATTCCCCCGTTTGCGCTTAGGTGCTCCTGGGACTGGTTTAGCTGTCATTATATATCATCCTCCCACCCGCCGGGGGCATACGGCGGATCTTTCTTTTCATCCTCATCGCCAGAGGATACAGGCGGATTGCACTCAGGTACGTAACGATGTGCGCTTGCCCGTCCGATACATAGACCTGCATGATATATGCCTGCTCCAAGGCAAGCACTGACCAAAATTGTAATTGTATTAATTAAATTATCCATGCCGTACAATATAACATAATTATGCACACGTCAAGATTTTTATTGTTGTGTGTGTGTTGCAAATTGCATCAATGCATAAATAATAATTAAAATAGATTTCTTGTGTTGCTGTAACATGGTGTTATTGTTAGAGATAAAATATTAATATTTATGTTGCGTGTGAGTGAGTGAGTGAGTATGTTATATGTAGATGTAACGACGACACAATAAAATAAGTTTCAGGTAAAACAAAAGGGGGTTAGCATGAAAACATCAACGACAGTATTTTACAATGTCAGCGATTCTTACGGTGGATATGTAGAAACAACTCTTGACGAATACATCAAACTGTGTGAAACTTGTGATTATGAGCATGGAGAATTTACAGAGCGTGACGATGGTATTTATGAAGATGGTGAATTGATCGCAGAAGCAAGGAGCGCATCATGAACAGCTTCAAAGAGAGTAAAATAATTTTAGATGTTGATTATCACAACAAGATTAAAAACGCCGCATTCTCACGAGACATGACCTTAAAACAATTTATCCTTAACGGAATTGAAAGAGAATTGAAAGAAGGCGGAAAGGAATAGTTTGTTAAATTTCCCAACATTAAAGCAATATCCCCCCCGGACGAAAGAACAGGGGGTATTTGCTTATAAATATGCTTTTGCATATTCAAATCACGCCTTTACCTGCTTAATTGTGCCGTATCGTGGATATTCAAACTTGATGTTTGCGTGTATTGTTTTTTCTGAAAAATCTTATACTTTTACCCACAACATATTTTTGTTTCTGGTTTCATTTTAATAACCTTTCACAAGTATGCACTTGGTATACCTGCCGTTGAATTTAGTTAGAATCCATTGTTGAAACTCTTCCTCTGATTCGTTGTAATTAAAATATTTTGTACATTTTGAATTTGAACAAATGTAAACACTTTCGTTTATTGTGTCGCCCCCCACATAAATCAAGTGAGCTTTCCACTTCCACGGGAACCAGCTTGAATGGTTTCTTAGTCGGTACAGGTTCCCGGTCATGTGGAGTTTCTGTTCAAACAGAGCTTTCCAGAGGATCGCCGCGCCGTCACAATCATCAAACTTTCTTGCAAATGCAACGAGAAATGTCGGATACCAGTCAAAAGGTTTGTCCGGTGCATATTTGAAAGTGCGCATATAGGCACGCGCCTCGCCAATGGTGGGAACATTGAATTTCTCCCATAGCTTTTCGAATGCCCGTTTGTCATGTTTCCGCCAATACATCCAATTCTTGTATCGTGAGTATAAATTCATTTTTATTCCTCTCGTCTTGTTGTTGAGTACAATATTTCATACTTGAATGGGAATTTTTCGCAACACGATCCGCATTCTATTTCAATGTCGTGATTAGGAAACTCACCCTCTGCAAATTCCCAAGAGTCTTCTACTCTTTCGCCGCAATACGGACAAATTATATCTTCTTCCCTGAATGTTTCGTTTACGCTCATTTTCGGCACTTCTCCCTTTGATTGGTATGATATTACCTTTTGCTTGTCGATCTGCTTGTTTTGAGGCGGTTCTGTGCCACCTTGTGGATAATTTAGCCAGTTAATAACTCAGGATTGTCATGAATGTTGCCGATAACGGTTATTTTGTCTGCATAAGCCATAGCTTCTGAGATTCCATTGCTGTCGCCATCCCAATCCTCATACCCGTAATATCCTATTTCTCTTACTTCGCTTTCTTGGTCATCAAAATCTATCCGGCAAATATCCCCCTCAAAAATCTTTTTTGGCACATCCGCATAATCTTTAATCCCGATGTATTGTCCGACTGTCTCAGGCTTGATGTCCCAATAATATTTTCTTGGGAAGTTAATTTCAAGGATTCTTACGGAAGACTCGATCACCAAACTCCCAAACCTCCAAACACCGTCTTTGCCTTGCCCTCTGAACTCAATAGGGCGTGGTAACATTTTGATTAAATCAATTTCTTGTGGTGTCATTTTGCTCCCCTAAAGTCTGGCGCTACGATCCCCACCGTCCGGCATTTATCGCCTGTGAGCCGTGAAGTTACCCGCTCGCCGCGATCCGTTTTCCCTTAGTTCATTTTAACGATTTCATGGTTTCTCGTTCGCCCATTTGGATACAAGGTTGTTAAAATCTGTCATGCAACTGTCACAGAGCACCCTTATTACGCAAGACTCGCTTGCGCCTACTTTCACAACAACAGTCCTCCCTTTCACTGTACTATCGAAACGCCCACACCTTTCGCAAGGTTCACCGAATTGTTCAACTAAATCAGCGTACATTACAAATTCACCATTCGAACTTTTTATTTTTGCTGTCGTCTTCATGCTCGTGTTTGCTACAACGTCATATCTTTGTATCTTTTTCATGATTCTCCCCCTGTAGTAAATTTTATCATGGTTTCCCAAGACGCAAAATCAACATTATGCAACAAGCCGTCATTTGTCTCTACGACAGCAACAGTATCTTGAAACCGTGTTTCTTGATATGCACAATCCGAGTTCATAACTCCCTTAAACCCGTGGAATTCAGCATCCTCCCATTCATGTCCTGATATATCTAATAACTTACATTTACGTGGTGTCATTTCTCTCCCTTTTCTTCCAGTGTGTCAACAATTACAATTCTCTCCCCTGTGATCTCTTGAAGTCGATCCCCGTAATTTTCCTTCACCCAGTCGGCACTTTCATGAAACAGCGTGACACTGGTTTCGTCCATACTCACCACTTGCAAGGGTTTTATAAATACCGTCCAACTATGGGGATTTAATTCTTCCTGCAACTCAGCAATTTTTTTATGAAAACTTTCTGTGAGAAATTCATTTTTCTTGAGAGTTTTCTGGATATCCTGTGCCTGTTGATCATGCCGTTCCTGTTCTTGCCTTGCCTGCTTGGTATACTGGGCGTCAACATCTACAACATTTTTGCATTTTGAGACTGGTCTGATATCCTGCGCTTTGATAAGCCATAAGCCTAAAAACCTTTTAACCTGTTCCCGATCCTTGCGCTTGTCTGGATTGTTTAAAGCCCACTGTTGGAAATTTTTCACCTCCTGGAGCACGTCAAGATTTTTGTATGCGTCTTTTAATTCCTTAAGATAATGCTTGGTAATTTCAAAGGCCGTTCCGTCTAAAAGAAGAACGTTGATATTTTCCTTGTCGTGGGCTTGAGTCTCGGTTTCTTGAGGCTCATTCCCCACGTCTTTTATATTCTCTTTTAAGCTTTTAGAAGATGAAGAAGAAGAAGAAGAAGAAGAAGGGAGCGTTACATTGCCGTTACATTCCTGTACATCAGCGTAACATTTTTGTTTCTTTTCTGTTACTTCTCTGTGCCTCTTAACCCTAACCTTAGTATTAATACGCCCTTGATCTTCCTTGTACATTCTTCTATTTGTGACGGTGTAAATCTCGGACAAATCCGTTACATCTTCGTTACAATTTGTTACACCTCCGTTTTTTTCTGTTTTTCGTACATCGGCTATTTTTAGTATAGCGATTTCGTCAATAGCCATTTCAAGAGCGTTTTTACTGCATCCGATTAGCCTGACGAGAGAGTTGATAGAGCCTGAAAGTTTTCCTCGATCAGGAGCATCCCACATACAGCAAAGCATTTCGATCCATATGCCGCGAGTCTCGAAACTTGCCATTTGTACCTGTGTATCGCGCCGCCAGTCGCCAGGGTAAAATTGAAATGATGGAGCTTTCCCCATGCTTATACCCTCGGCCTGCAAGAGTTAATGTATGCCTTGAAATCTGATCTCCACACATACCACTTGCCGTCAATCTTGCGGCGATTCGGATATTTATTATCCCTGAAATATTTACGAATAGTATACTCTGTCACCCCCATAATTTTTGAGATGTCGGTTACTGATAACAATTTATCCTCTTCTTGCTTCTTCATTTGTTGCCTCCTGTTGTTGGTTTGAGTTACTGCATATAATAAGAAACAACATATAAAACGACCTGTCAACAATAAATTTATTTTAATTAATATGGTTTTTATGGTTGACAAGAGCGAATTAGCGTGTTATACTGTGTTACATGAACACACACTAAACCACATCAACAGAGGAGCTACACAATGACAAAAAAACCTATTACCCTGATTATATGCAATGATTCTGCTTGTTGCCCTGGCGGGTATGTTTCCGATTATCATGACGCACATGACGCAGCGTTAAAGATTGACAAGCACTGCCCTGAAATGACAAGTAAATTGATGTTTACGCATTGTTCCGCAATCGTTTTTTGTCATGATAAAATTATTTTCCCTATCGGTACAGTCACCGACAAGGACGCTCGCGCAGATTGCTACACGAACATCCTTACACATAAGAATTTGCATATATCATCTGATACGTGGGATACATTGGTATCATGGTTGTGTTATGCCAACTATATCGAGGGCATGAGCCCTGAATTTGTAGCGGAATATACTGCCGAGAAAGGAGATTCAAAGTGAAAACAATTACTAAATGCGCCATATGCGGCGCGCGCTATACTCATAATGATCTGCAAGCGTACTGTGATGAAATAGACAGACTTCGCGACCTGGGGCGTAACACGGCAGTACAGGCCGAACTTGACGGCCTGATCTTCCATCCGGATACCTGTGAGCCGATAGAATTTAATATCGACTTCACGATGTACAACGGCACGTCCGACGAACTTGAATTGTTTTGTGATGAGCTGTTGAGGTCAGCATCATGCTATGATCTTCAAGGCGAGGTTGTTTTTACACCTTGCGAAACTTATAACCCAGTAGCCAAAAACAGCCATAAAATCCCTTATCAGATATGGGATATGGCAATCGCAGATATGTAAGGAAAGGAATAGGTAAAATGTCAAATGTAATTAAATGCTCAGTATGCGGGAAAGTTCTTGGCAAGGGCTTTCTCAACGATTGTAAGATTTATTGCCCGACATGCATCCGTCCGGTAGTATATGAGGGATATCTGGACAGGGAGCGAATAAGGGCAAAGCTGGACAGTATCAGGGTAAGCCGCGGCCTGTCATATGAGTCGCTGTCAAAGATTATGGGAATGGCATGCAACACCGTTTATACCTTTTTGAACTGTCATGTTACACCAACAAGAAACACAATGCATAAATATAAAACTTGGTTAAATAGGCAAGTTTAATGTTGCTTTATGTTGTTTGATGTTGTATAATGTAGCATAACATAACACTAAATGGAGGCAAATAAGATGAGTTGTCATGATGATACGAGAAAGCAAAAGCGTTACAGAAAGAAGACATACAAGAAGCAGTGCAAGGGGCCGTTGTGTGGTAGATTCAGCATGGACGGGCGAAAAAGATTTCGCATGATAAGAAGGAAATCTGTAAAATGAGAGAATTAAATTTTAGGATGTCAGCGATACCCTGGGGAAATGATTGTATACGTCGGCTAATTGCCAATAGCTTCCCTGAGCTACTTGATGAAGCTGGTTACACTGTTCGCCGCGAACAACGTGGAATTGCCTCGGTGATCGGGACAAGCACACATTCGGCAGTGGACTATGTCCTGAATGAGAAAAAGAATGGGAAGGTGGCGACGTTCAAGAATGCCGAGGAGAGGGGCATTGAGAAGTTCAAAAAAATATCATATGCTCTTGCGTATGACGACAAAACAAAAAACCCGGGTGACGCGCGGCGTCAAATCGGGACCATCATTAAAGTTTATATGGATCAAGTTGTGCCGTTTGTGAATCCGGTTCATATTGAAAAAGAGCTAAAGACAACGATCACAGACAATAATATTCTATGGAATCTTTCCGGTCATCCTGACGTGATAGAGAAAAAGGCGATCCGTGACCTTAAATCAGGAGCCGACTGGTTTGGCTACCATTCTCAGCTTGCCGGATATGCTATTCTATTAGCACTCATGGGCTATGGAGAGGTTGATGACTTAATAATCGATTGGATACCAAGGACAGCAGTAACAGCGCCGTTCCCAGACGCAAAGTCGTTTCACCTGCCTGTATCCGTGTGTGTGAATGAGTCAAAGGCCACGTTTTCAATGATACGCTACTATATAGGGAATTTTTTAGATGAAGATTCCCCCTTGCATTTTTCACCGTTAGCCTTTCCGGCTAACACGTTTTCCATGTTGTGCGGAGAAGATTATTGCCCTGTTTATGGGTCTAAGTATTGTAAAATATCTAAAATGAAAGGTTAGTAAAATGAGTAAGCATGTTATAATCAACGCCACGCCAATAAACGGTATCATGGCATATAAGGCAGTCAGCAAAAAAGCATTGTTGCAAGATTACATGATTAGGCGCGAGCATATTATTCGCAACACTGATTACATTGACGGGTTAAACTCAAGGCTTGGTAAAATGCAAGAGCAAATCGACAAATTGATCAGTGATGCGGAAACTGCGGACAAATTGGGTAAATTAATAGCAGAAGCGGGAGAAAAGTAATTATGTCAGGAAACAACGATCAAAATACAATGGTAGTAAGGCCGCAGTCAGACGCTCCTATGATAATGGGGGAACGTGGCTTGCTATTGGCAGACCATAACGATTTATGGAATTATGCACTGACAATTAAAGCTGCGAAAATTGCGCCGAAAGCATACAAAGACCCTGACGGCACATATAATGTAAGCCGCATGTTCATTGCAATGGACATGGGTGAAATGTTCGGATTGTCAAAAATGCAAGCATTACAGTGCATAGCGATAGTGAACGGAACGCCAGCCCTGCATGGCGATATAGTAAAAGCCCTTGTAGACAAATCGGGCTTTATGCTTGATTTCCTAACTGAGCAAATTGGCGGCGATTACAAAAATGGAGCGAATGACGATTACGGCTATAGGGTGACATCGTGGCGAGTAAACCGCGAGCATCCTATTATCGAAGAGTTTACGGTAGGCGATGCGAAGAGGGCGAAATTAATAGGAGATCCGCGACGCGATCCGTGGGTGAAGTATCCAAAACAGATGTTGAGAAACAGAGCTACGGCGTTTAATCTCAGACACAACTTTCCAGACATTACCCAGGGGCTTTACACCGTTGAGGAAATGCAAGATGTTGCTATCGACGCGGAGTATACTGTTGTGGAGGGTGAACAGTCAGACAAGACCGTGAATAAACC